GAAGAGAGCCCAAAAAGAGGCGGTTACAAGAAAAATACAAAAGATATGTGCTCAGTGTGGAAAACGATTTATCTCAATCTCAGACAGGAGTATCATATGCAGCGAGGTTTGTAGAAGAAACAGAATAGAGGCTAGACTTTCAGAGTTAAAAGGATATAATATTATGAGAGACAGCGACGGCATCACTTTTTTCTTAAAAAGAGTTCCTAAAATGGAAGAGTTGCTCAAAAAGAAATTTAACATACGAATATGTCCAGAATGTAACAATAGATATGTCCCCACCCCAGAATCAGTCGCCAAGTGTCTATTTTGCAAAAGACGTAATCGTAGTAACGAGACTATTCATTTTACCATTAAGAAATCAAGCACATTAACCACCAACTAGTATGCCATATAAAAGTGAAGCTCAAAGAAAATATTTCCACGCTAATAGAATCAAAATGGCTATGCAAGGAGTAGATGTCCCTGAGTGGGATAGAGTAAGTAAGGGAAAGAAATTACCAGAGCACGTTAAAAAGAAAAAGTAAAATGGAAGATACTCACGAGCAGCATAAAAAGCAATACGATTGGTTAAAACAATACCAATGGCAAAAAGGCCAAAGTGGTAATCCTGGTGGAGCGAGAAAAGGTAAGAAACTAAAGACTTTTGCTTTAGAGCTTTTAGAGAATATGAGTGAGGAAGATAAAGCTGAGTTTCTAAAGTCTCTTGACCCTAAAACTATATGGGAAATGGCCGAAGGTAAAGCTAAACAAGATATAGAATTAGACGGAGAAATAAGAAGCAAGGTTATTCGGCTTAATGAGTAATTACTATTTAACATAAAAACATGATTTCATTAATTATCGCATTAGTTGTTCTAGGTTTGATTTACTGGGCTGTATCTCTTATTCCATTACCAGATCCTTTTCCAATGATAATCAAGGTGGTGTTTGTTTTAATTGCTGTTATTTATTTATTAAATGCACTAGGAGTTGGTGGATTGCCACGTCTAAGATAAATGGATGAGAAAGAAGAATCAGTTTCATTTACAGAACTATCAGGCTTCTTTCCTAAACAACAGGAAGCACTAGAAGCTAGTAGAAGATTTAAGTTTACTCTATTTGGAGGTTCTTTAGGCTCAGGTAAGTCAAGATGGTTAAGATGGTCTGCTTTGTATTGGTTAATGGAGTTTTACTCTAAATACAATATAAGAGGAATAAGGGCCGGTGTGTTCTCAGAAGATTATCCCTCATTAAACGATAGACATCTTACTAAAGTTAAGTACGAGTTTCCTTCTTGGTTAGGTAAGTTCAATGAAGCTAAGCATGAGTTCACACTAGCGCCTGAGTATGGAAGTGGAATCATTGCATTTAGAAACCTAGACGACCCAGAGAAATATCTCTCGGTTGAGTTTGCTATTGAGTGTGTAGATGAGATAAATAGAAATGATAAACCTACATTTATTGAGTTGCGTAAGCGTTTAAGATGGCCTGGGATTAAAGATGTGAAGTTTCTAGCGGGTTGTAATCCAATAGGGAAAGCTTGGGTTAAGAATATGTGGGTAAAGAGAATGTTTCCTACTGAAGAAAAGGAACAATACGAGTTTGTGTTCGTACCGGCCCTACCCACAGACAATCCTCATCTTCCGCAAGAGTATTACAAATCTCTTGAATCACTGCCTGAGAACCAACGTAAAGCCATGCTCGAAGGAAACTGGGACGCTTTTGACGAAGGATTAGATGAGAAAGGCTATATACGCTTGATAAGTGATAGAGAGTTACAGGCTTGTTTTGTTCAAGGTGGAGAGCATTCAGGATATAAGATACTAGGTGTAGACCCTGCGGCAGGTGGAGATAATTCAGCTATAGTTCTAAAGTCGGGTAATCTACAAGAGATACTATTTAATCAGAAGTTGCAGGATACAATGGATTTAGTCGGAGTAATCATGGATCTTTATAGAGATTATAAGTGTGACTATATCGTTATAGATAAGACAGGAGTTGGTCAAGGAGTATATGATAGATTAAAACAATTAGACTATCCTGTACGAGGTGTGGCCTTTGGCGAGAAGAGTGAAGATGAGATGTTTGCTAATTTAAAAGCAGAATGGCATTGGCGTGAAAGAAAGTGGTTATTATCTGGTGGACGTTTGTGGTATAATACAGCTTGGAATGAATTTGAATATGTGAAGTATAAAAATAAAGACGGTAAGTTAATCATACAGCCTAAAGAAGATTTGTTTAGAGAAGGATTGATGTCGCCTAACTGTGTTGATGCCGCTGTTTTGACTCAAGTTGTAAGTGATAGTATAATTAAAACAAATAGAATAATAAAATCTAATCAAGGAAGAGAATTTTATGACAAAAACATCGAAATCTGGCGTGGTCAAGGATAAACATCACGAATCAAGAGACCTTGATAAGTTCTTGGGTGATAAATTCGAGACTGTAGGTCAAAAAGACAAGTGGTTTGGTCAAGAAATGGAAGTTCAATCGGACCCATTGGTTGATTCAGGCACCGGTAAGCCTGTAGTTATGCGCTTCTTTGAGTTTAAGGCTGATCCTATAACATTTAAGCGAGACAATCCTACTAATCAACAGCTTTTCAATAGTCACGCGCAACAAATAAAGACATTCCTTTGGAGAGACGGCCTAGAGCCTTTAGAGATAATGGAACCCAGAATTATACGGGCCAAGAAACAAGACGGATATAGGATAATGATAACCTGTCAGCCAAGACCAGGAGTAATACTGGCAGAGAGCACTCAAACCTTACAACAATTAACCAAACAATCTAATGGATGAAAAAACAGACACGGGACCTGAAGAGCTGAGGAGAATAGAAACTAACTATATGGAAGCTTTTAACTTCCTTCTTCCCAGAAAACAACGTCAAGTTAATCAACTTATTCTCTTAAACAATCTTCAACGTGGTGATGAGAATATAGCCTCTACTCTTTTGCTTACTTTGTTTAATCGTATAATGTCTAACTTGTATGACGATAAGATACAGGTTAAGTTCCTTCCTGCACAAGGTATCCTTCAAGAGCAATTAAACTCGTATAACACTCTAGCTCAAAGTGATTACATTGAAATGGACAAGGCTAAACTGGACTATGATTGGGTTTGGGATACTCTGTTCTTTGGTCGAGGATACATGGAAACACTTAATTTTAGTAAGAAACGCAAAATAATGGAGCCGTGTGTAATAAATCCTTTAGTTTTCGGTTATGATCCCTACTTCGAGAATGTTCAAGAATGGCGCTATTACTGGAAATGGATTACTAAGTCTAAGTACCAAATAGATAAGCTGATTAAGAATGGAACTATAACCGGTATCAAGGAAGCTAAAGAGATACCAAGCGGTATAGATGCTTATCTATGGCAGTACAAACAAAAGCGTGATGCAGCAAAGAAAGCTAACGAACCATCAAGTGATTCTCGCCAAGCCGATGTTTATCAGATACTTGAGTATTATGGTCATGATAAGGATGGTAAGAAGTGTGTCTTTTGGACAGATAAGAACTTCAGCAAGATGTTGATGAAACAGGCTTTAGACTTACAGGATGCAGACGACGGAGATTCTAAATGGCCTATTGTAGTTAAGGAAGCGTTCAGAGAGCCACACGCCTCAGTAAACTTTAGTGTTGCTGATTTACTCGAGGACAAGCATAGAGCTAAAAGCGTATTGCTTAACCTTGCTTTCATAGCGGCTAAAGACAGAGCTAATCCTCTTTATCTATACAATCCTGATAAGGTGACAGACATAACACAATTACTCTCACGTCAGATTAACCAACACATACCAGTATCAGATGTAGTAGGAGCTGTTGTTCCTCTTAACGTTGAAGAGCCTATGTCGACTGGACTCATTGAGTTTATAAATATTCTAACCAATGAGGCAGAACAACCTGTCGGAACTGGTAGTCCAACTAGTAATTCTCCAGCCCACAAAGGAGGAGCTGATACAGCCACTCAAGTAGCTATAGACCAGCAATTAAATGACTTGGCCCAATCTCTTCAGAGTAAAGTTATGCAATTTGGTGAATCTGAGTTCTGGTCTCACTGGTTTCATAGATATGCGGCCAACGCCAAGAGTCTTGGAAGTAAGATGGCTAACATTGTTGGGGTGAAAGGCATATCAACTACCGAAATAGACATGAAGGATTTTAACACCGACTTCCCACCAGGTGTTATGGTCTACTCAGCCAAAGAAGCTGAATACAAGGAGCTGGTAGTTAGAAGAGATTTGATGCAACTCTATCCAGAGTTAGCTCAAACACTTGATCCAGATGGTATGAGAAACTTCCAAAAACATGTATTCTTCCCTAAATTCTTGCAAGACCCTAGTTTGATTGATATAATGTTACCAAAGTCTCTCGATGAGATGAGGGCAGAGGACGAAAACGAACAGTTGGTGAAAGATGATATGCCAGACGTGCAGCCAACCGATAATCACACCACACACATTTATACCCATATGATGATCCAGCCAAAGACTTGGGCCACATGGTTTCATATTGAGTGGCATCAGGAGTTGTTGGCTCAACAGAAAGCTATGGAGCAACAACAGGCACAAATGGAATTGCAACAAGGGGGAGCATTGGGCGGTTCTGGGGCAGTTGGTAAGGAGAAGCAAAATCCATCATCCCAAACTAGTCCATTAAAAACAGAGATTACAAATTCATTAGCAAGTAATAATAAATAATATGTCATTAAATTACGCAAAAGAACTTCCAATGGACAATAATGGTAATGCTATGCAAGAATATCCTGCGGCCTTTAGAGCTAATGCAAGATATTCTTCAAACAATGCTATAGTTTCGTCAGTTCTTACTTTAAACGATAACACTACGGTGATTGAAGTAGCAGCTGTAGGTCAGTCAGTAGCTGTTAGGTGGATTCCTGCAACAGAAACAGCAGCAGTTTCGCCATTTGCCTCTGTCATAACTACAGCAGGAGCGACGTCTAACTTTGACCATATAGTTGCCAAAGATACATTTAGACGTTTTGTTGTACCGCAGGAAGGGGCTGGAGTATCTAGTGTTGTGGGTAAGGGCGTTCAGGCTGGTACATATAGGCGAGTAGCTATATTATCCGCCGCCGCCGTGTCATCAGTCATGGTTTCAGAATTTTAATAATAAAAAAATATATGACAAAAACAAAAAAAGTAAAAGAAGAAGTCGTTGAAGAAGAGGTTGTTCAGTCCCCAACCATTATTCCTCTAGGAGGAATATCGGGTAATGAGGATTTGAATAAGTTGGTCGATAAAGTTAATGAAATTATATTGCATTTGAACAGTGTGTTATAATTAAGTTAATTGGTCGGATTATAATTAATTAAAGAAATAAAATGAGTATAAGAATACCTACACAAACAGTATTGACGGCTATAGA